CAGTCTCAGATTCACTCCCTGACTCAGATTGAGTTTCCACTGACTGCTGAGTCAGGGTCCCGGAGGGAACATCGCCAGCACCTCGTCTGGCGTCGGCAGCTTTGCCGTACCAGATGCGCCATACAACTCATCTTCGAGGGTCTTGAGGGCGGCATCGTCCACTAGGGCAGAATTGATCACGATCAACGCTGTCGGCTTGAGGTCTTCGACTGGTACTGGAGTAGTAGTGAACTCCCAACTAAACGAAATGGCTTCCGGCGAATCATTAATTGTCGCATAAGCTTTCTCCGATGGCGATGCCTGGCAGCCATAGACGAGGTGAAGCTTGTAGGCGAAGTCCACTCCCTCGACATCGTTACCTACCCGAGTACGATAGGAGAGACCGAACATCTTGCGAGCCTGCTGACCGACTGAGACGCCATCTGCCGGAACAGCGGTACCGTCACACTGTGCAAATTCATCCGGATAAGTGAAGGCCTCAATCGTGCCGCCGAACTCTTCTGCCGAAATCAAGTTCAGATACTTGATATTGTCCGCATACTGCGGGTTAGAATCTGCTCCGGAAGGTGACTCCGTAACCGTGGTCAGACCACTCCACGCGACACCTTCCGCATAGACGCCAGCAGCATCTGGAAGATACAGGACGCCATGGTCTACGCCAACTTCGTAAAGGCGTTCACCGACCTGATCCCATGTCAGCGGTGCCATTTGCTTCCTTTCCCTTAGAAATAGACATTATAGACATCGTGATTCAGATTATCAGCCGTATAAAACCGATTGAATAGACTCATTGGCATTGAAGCCACTTTACCTGGAATTTCACTATCAGGATCTGGATCGATAACCGTAATCATATACCTCAGAGTATGATTATACGCTATGTCATCAGCAAATCGTGTGTCTGCGAAATCCCGTTTATAGATAATACACGGGTATTTCAGTTGCACATTAGTCGGCGGCTGAAAATACACATTATCTACAAACGATTTAAGGAGCTGGTGCAACTCTAGGCGTTGGCCCATTATACACCTCCCCTAATCTAAGCAGAAGGCGAGGGCTTTGTACTTCAACACTTGAAACCGTCCACAAAACCCCCGCCCACTCTACATAACGAATGGCAAAGAAATGATCATTGGCATATGCATCAGCTACAATACTGATCGAATTTTGTACGCTGAGATCAGGATTGAGATTCTCTCCTTGCTGGAGATTCCTTGCATTGCGGATGACATCTCCATAGTAAGAATGTTCGATAATATCATCAACCCATACTCCAGGCGCATTTTCTATGGTTACACCGTAACCAACACGACCAAAAAATCTTGCCATGAAGACCTACTTTCGATTAGCCGCCACCACCAGAAGCAGCGACCTTACCAAGGACCAACGCCGAGCGAATCTTAGTAAGCGCTCCAGAGACACGAGTCTCGAACAAATACTTGTACTGGTTATAGTCGATGTCGAAGTCATCAAAGAAATTGACCTCGCCGCCCTTATCCGCACCAATCGTATAGTCCCTCAAATTCACGATGATCCCGACGAGATCTGTCTCAGTCTCCATGACCTCAACGGTCACGATGCTTGAAACGCCGAGCTCAGCAGCAAGTTCTCCTACACCCCGATACATACGACGTCCCATACCATCCCGAGCAAGCAACATCGTGGTTACAAACGGCAGCGTCGTATACAGAGTGGGCTGACCCGATCCCTTGTACAATCCCATGTGCGAAATAACTGCATCGACGATATCGTTTGGATCGTCTGTAGGATCGATGTCTACCTTTGCCGCATAGAGATCGTCATCATTCATAATCGAGCGAATGCCAGCTCCTTCGTTGGCACCTGCCGGATCCTTGATTTTGTCATCGTCGGCAACATCACGGCCATCGCCGATCAAGACTGCCCGAGCAAGCTCTTCGTCGAGCATAACGCGCATCTCAGCTTTGAGCCAGGCGACAACGTCGAAATCGGTGATATCGACGATATCATCCCGGTCCAGCTTCTGCTTCTTGTACACCGTGCTAGGCGTAGTAACGCGCTTAACGAGCCCGAAGAACTCTTCTTTCTTCAGGTTGCCCTTGATATAACCCAGTGCCCGCGCTTCGTCGACGGTGATATCGGCCACGATCGACTTGATGCGAGAGAACGGCGAATGCTTCGTACCGTTGATGACACCCGAGACCCACTCCGTGCGACGTTGATCGAACTCTGGGGTATCGGTAACTGTGCGAGCATCGGGAAAGAGAATGTCGATGTCTTCGATCCCGTGCTGAAGTGCGTACTCCTCTACCGCAGCCTTCAGCGACCCAGTCTTCTGGGCGTTGGCGACAATTCCCTTGATATCGTCATGAGAAAGGGCATGCTCTTCTTTGTCCTTCTTACCTCCGCTCTCCTGTTCGAAGACATTGCGGGTCATGCGCCGTCCTTCCTCTTCATTATTGTCATCATGGACAAGTTCCGATGAATTCTCCTCATCTTTTGTATCATCTTTGACATCATCTTTGTCATCCGACTGCGAAAGAGTCTGAGAAGCACTCTCAAGTGCAGCGCTGACCATATAGTGAACAACATCCTGTTGCTCAGGACTCATCGAATCGTAAACTTCCTGCACAGTCGGTCCCTGATCTCCTCCACTTCCGCCACCATCCGAAGTAGAGACGGCACCATCCGCGTGATTGAGCTCTAGACCCGTATAGATAATCGCTTCATCTTCCAACGTGACCATATCGCCATCGGCATGGGCCAATGTAATATTGTCAATAAGGGCGCCGGGATTCGCTCCGGACAATACGAGACTCACTTCGCGGATAAACCCGTGAAGAACTTGCTTGGCCTTCTCCGTGAGCTGATTCGCATAAATAGAAAGTGACTTGATGTCTTTGTGCGCAACCAACGTCTTTGCATTCTTTGCCTGTTCGGTATCATTGAAGAAACCGTAGGCATAAATGCCGTCTTCACGGTGCTCAAGAATAGCATGACCGAGCACATTGGCAGGCTCGTTGTGGCCATGCTGCCAGACGAGTGGAACCGTTTCCTTATCCTGATGCTTGAAGGCATCTGGCATAATCGTCCGACCATCTGAGCATTTAAGACCAGCCTTCGTAGCATAGCCACTAAAGTCAGGCGTAGCCTCAACTCCCATTTTGAATGCTCCTCTTCAGTCTTGGATCATTCTTATCGACAAGAGATGCCAAATCAATTACAGAAGAATGTCCGTTGCCAGCATTAACCGTTCCATTAGTTGTAACTCCAGTTGGCGTTGGACTTCCTTGTGGCATATTACTGTTAAGCAATTGATCTGCCTTTGGATCTGGATGTGGAGCCATACCGACCACCTGTCGCATCTCGTTCGATGTCATGATCTCATTACGAGTAAACTTATCCGCAATCTCAGCAATGTTCTCAATTGGCACCAACCGAAATGGATCACGGAAGAACATGACTGACTGCTTTTGGGTACGAGCCGTCTTGGTCAAGAAGCTACGTCGCATGGCTTCGACTATGGCCGTAAGAATCGGCTCAATCGTTCGATTCCAATAGTTCAACATAGCCTTCTCGTCGGCTGTCCCGTTCATGACCTCTTCGGTTAGACCAAGTTGACCATACAGCATAGCGGTTAGATACTCTATTTGGGTCATGAGATTGTTCTCAGCTGGACGATTCAACTGAGTGATCTTCTCGGTCCCATCCGTATAGGCAATACCATATTGGCTACCCTTGAGCTGGAACTCAATATCTGCACGACGCTGCTCTGCCTGCTGTCGACGAGTCTCCGATTTGATAACATACGGAAGCTGAATGATCAAATCTAATTTTCCGGAAGCTGATTGCTCATCGATTGCATCCAGCAGATTAAGTTTATGAATCAGACGCTGAAGCGTTGAGTTAGGTTCATTCATTACCGAATACAAAGGATTCTCAACAATAGCTATAGCTGACTTCAACAAAGTAATCTCTTGACGTTGTGCAATTGCTTCGTTGTACAAACTTACACGTACATGTTGTGGAAACCAGGCAACAATTTCACCAACACGAATTGTAAGAATGTCAAACCCACCAGTTTGTTCCGGATTAAGCGACGTATCAACTGGAACTAACGCAGCAACACCTTTATCGAACAGTGTCATGGCAATGTCTTGCCGGAATGCGCGAGCAGCTTGATCAATATTGGCTTCAACAGTCAAACAATTATTGAGACCGCTATCAATATCTTCAAGATATCTCTTCTGATCATCGGTTCTTACATGACGCATATCAACAGTAGCGACGTCAATGCCCAAACGTGTATAAATAGAAGAGATCATCGAGCGCTCAGTGGGAAGTCGAAGTCTTAAAGCATCTGGTTTTCTTCCATAACTTGGACCGTAACTTTCATAAGCTCGAATTCGATCGCGTTGATTTTGATTTGAAAATACGTTCCAAGCATGTCTCAACGCCGTGCCAAATCGCCCCATATTTCACCTCCTTCCCAAAATTCGCGCTATCTTCTAGCCCCATCCCTTAAAAAATGCAAGCACCACAAAAAGGGCAATAATAAGCAAAGCGATATCACTCAACCTAATGATAAATCTTGCTCCACCTTCCATTATTCAAAAGCCTCCTTGTTTGCCTTGTATGCTACCCAGGCATCCAGGAGAGCTGCAACATTATCGATCTTTTCGTCTTGTCTCTTCTTCAAGAGTTTTCGATTCCCATTAGTATCCTCTAATGTAATCGCATTACCCATGGCAAAAGACATAAGCGACTGATCAAATATGAGCAATCGCTCTTCGCTCATAATCTTAAGCTCTCCTAAGGGAACTGATTCAGTTTTTGCACCTTGAATAACCTTCTCGATTCCAAACGGTCCATTCTCAGCTTCCCAACGAGTGACAAATTCTTTCGCATTGTAAGGGTCATAGCCGAAAGCACGTACATCATACTCAGAAGCTAGAATGAATCGATCAAGATCTTCATATACCTCCATCATGTCAAGAATATTTCCTGACATTACGTGGAGACTCCCTTCATTGACGAATTCTTCGTATTTTTGCCGCATAGCAGCAGGAAGTTTCATCAATGTAAGTTCAGTGATGTAGCTTCGCGTTTTGATTCCGTATCTTTCACGTCCTAGCGGAAATAAGAACGTAAAGGCGCAGAAATCGTCACCTTGCGAGAGGTCGGCGCCCATGGAACAAGACATTTGCCAGAATTCGCGCGAATGATGCGGTAATGTCTCTTCATAGGTAAAGAAATATGTATAACCTTCCATTGGAATGCCGAATCGCTTGGCCAATATATCGTTACGTGAAGCTGGGGCTTTTTCGGCTCGTTCGACATCAAGCTGATATGTTTCATAAGAAACCGTCGCTCCCAAATTTGGATTCGCTTTCACCCACATAGCAGGATCGGCAACTTCCTCGATCTCGTCCAGCTTGTAATGCCAGATCGAGACATGTGGTGCATAATATTCACCTTTGAGAATATCCGCGAGTTCCATTTTAATCGTATCACCCGAACCCGCTCTGACAGTTCCTTCCGAACTAATCGCTACGATTAAATAATCCTCCAGTTTAGAAGCTCCCTGTTCAACTGCACCGACAACATCTTCTCTAAGATCGCCCGATAGCCATTCGTCAATTGTAGAGATTCGTGGCCTCAATCCCTGCAATTTGTTAATGGCCATCGGACGAATTTCCAGAATCGATCCGGTAAGGAAATTTTCAATACCTTTTTTAGTCGAGGCAAGCTTCACTCTGTTGGCTCTCGATCCAGTAGTATTTTGGAGAGAACCTTCGGTGAGAAACTTGAACAGAGGGCCTCGCGCGCGCGTGATAGACGTACGAAACGGCGATAAAACTTCTTCGGCCTGTTTCATCGTCGGAGCAGTATTGATCTGATGCGTCGTTGAAGTATCTACATTGAGAAAATAACTATGAATCAAAAACGCATACATCGATTTTGCTGCCCCACGTGCAACTATTAGA